CAGCGGAGACGCATAGCACACAAAACTTGTATGCCGTGGGACTCTTCACGCGCAGCGCTCCTGTTACCGCCTCGGCCCCGGTTCTCTCGACGACCACTTCCGGCTACTTGTCGCCGGTCACCATTCCCGAGATTCCGGAGCTCTCACTGTCTCGCCAGGGCGCGTGGAGAGTCCCCGCAGTCGCACAAGGCCTCCAGGTCATCGCCGGAACCGTCGGAACCTTCCCGCTCCGCCGATACAACTCAAACCACGAAGTGGTCCCCTACGGTCTGACCGAGCAGCTCGACCCGCTCGAGTCCACCTCGACAACCATCACAAAGGTCGTCGAAGACCTTGTCCTATGGCCCGCCGCCTACCTGGTCGTAATCGCCCGCTACGCCGACGGCTACCCGGCAAACCTTCGCTACGTCCCCTACGAAAACGTAGGCCTCCCCAACTTCGACAACGGCCCCTACACAATCGGAGACCAGGAGATCCCGGCGCGAGACGTGATCGTCATCCCGGCACACTGGCCCGGACTCATCGAAACCGGCGGCCGCTCAATCCGGACCGCTCTCGTCCTCGAGGCCGCCGTCTCCCGCATCGCCTCCACAGACCTGCCCACCGGCATCATCTACGACGACGGCCCCGACCTCGACCCCGACAAGGTCTCCGAACTCCTCACCTCATGGGAAACCGGACGCCGCCGCCGCACCACCGGCTACCTCAACCGCCGGTTCCGTTACGAACGCGAATCGTGGAACTCCGAAGAACTCGCCCTCGTCCCGTCCCGTGACCATCAGGTAGCAGAACTAGCCCGCCTGATGAACGTCCCGACCAGGTACCTCAACGCCCCCACAAACTCGTCCCTCACCTACGCGACGGTAGAGGGACAGCGCCGCGACCTCGTCGACACAACCCTCCGCCCTTACCTGGTCGCGATCGAGCAGCGCCTCACCCTCGTCGACGTAACCCCACGCGGCCACCGTGTCCGGTTCGCCCTCGATGACTTCCTCCGCTCCGACACCGCCGCCCGCTACGACGCCTACACCAAAGCCCTCGCCGCCGGGTTCCTCACACTCGACGAGGTCCGCCGACTCGAAAACCTGCCAACCCTCCCAGGAGCAACCCGATGACTCAAGAACTCTCAGCAACCCTCACGACCGGAATCACCGCGAACCTTGAGCGTCGCACGATCTCCGGCCAACTCGTCCCCTGGGACACCATCGGCCACACCTCCGCCGGTCCCACCCGTTTCGCCGCCGGTTCCGTCACCCTCCCCGAAGACCTCTCCCGAGTGAAACTTCTCCGCGACCACAACACCTCCTCCCCGATCGGTTACCTAATCGACGCGCACTCCACCGACGGGGGTCTCTTCGGAACCTTCAAGATTCCGGAGACCGTCGCCGGAGACGAAGCACTCCTCGAGGCCTCGGCGAAACTCCGCGACGGCCTTTCCGTCGGAGTGACCCTCTCAGACTTCACACACTCGGCCGACGCCCTTGAGGTCGCCGGTTCGCATCTGAACGAGGTTTCCCAAGTCGCCCTCCCAGCATTCGACGACGCTCGCGCATTGAGCGTCGCCGCCGCCAAGACCGCAACACCCGCAACAACCCCCGAACCTGAACAAACCCCCGAAAGTGAGACCACCGTGTCCGCAGAATCAACCCCCGAAATCATCGAAGAGGCGCCGGTCGTGACCGCCGCCGCTCCGGTCCGCCACACCTCACGGCCCGCCGCCCGTCCGGTCGACCTGGCCGCCGCCGCGTCGCTCATCGCATCGGCCAACCGTGGAGACCTCACCGTCTCCGAGGTCCGCGCCGCCTTGTCCGGCTCGACGACAACCGACCTCGAGGGCATCGTTCCCCCGGCGTACATTCCGGAACTCGTCGGCCTCATCAACCCAGGCCGTCCCACGTTGAACGCGATCCGCTCGCGTGCACTCCCTCCGACCGGCATGAAGGTCACGTATCCGAAGTGGGCAGTGAAGCCAACCGTCGACGAGCAGCTCACGGAACTTTCGGAACTCGACTCGACCGGTGCGGAAATCTCACTCGAAGAGGTCGCGGTCCGCACATGGGGCGGAGCGAACGAACTCTCGATGCAAGCCATCGACCGTTCGGACCCCTCGGCAATCCAAGCCGTCATTGAGGCCCTCGCGGTTTCCTACGGTCGCAAGACAAACTCCGCCGTGATCGACGGCATCATCACCGCCGCAGGCGCCGCCACGACCCTCGCCTCCGAGAACCCAATCGACGTCGTCTCCGGTCTCATCGCCGCACTCGATCCCGAAGGCACCCCGGCCGGACCGCTCTTCCTGTCCCTCGCATGGGACCTCCTCCCAGCGTGGATCTCCCTCGCCGACCAGGACCGCCCCGCATTCTGGGACGGCCGTGTCCAGTTCGGCTCAATGGTTCCGACCATGTCCGCCGACGGCCTCACCGTCATGATCGACCGCGACCTCCCCGCCGGTCACGCCCTCCTCGGCTCGAGCCTCGGCGCCACCTGGTACGAGCGCCCCGGTTCCCCCGTCGAGATTCGCGCCGTTGACGTTTCCGTGGCCGGCGTCGACGTTGGTGTCGTCGGTTACGGAGCCATCTCAGTCGAGTACCCGGGCGCCTTCGCCTGGGCCGACTTGAGCTAGAGCCCCTCAGTACGTGACGACCTCGCGGGGAAGGCTTGGTCGTCACTAATGCCCCTCGGACTCTCCCGCCGGAGTCCGGGGGGCCTCACCCTCCAGGAGAACCCGTGTCACTCGTCCCGCCGTGGATCACAACCGAAGAGCTCGAAACGCACCTCGGAGCGACCATCGACGCGGACGAGGCCGACCGGCTCACCTACACCGCTACCTCAATGGTCGCGAACGTGGTCGACCTGGTCGACGACGAAGGTCTGCCCCTCGTCGCCGTACCGGACGCCGTCATCACCGTCACCCTCTACGTTGCGGCCGAGCTCTACAAAGCGGGAACCGGAGTCGACGGAACCCTCCAGGTCGATTGGACCCAACAGGTTCCAGCGAACATCAACTCCGTCATTGTGAAACGGTACGGGGCTCTCCTGGCTCCGTGGGTTTCGATCGGCGGCCTAGTCGGATGACTTCGCCTCTCACGATCGCCCGCCAGGGCATCGTCGACGAACTCGAGGCCGTGTTCCCTGGTCGCAAGGTCTACGAATGGGTCCCACCGTCGCCGGTTCTGCCTTGTGTGATCGTCGCCCCCGACGACACCACACCGCTCGAGCAGTCCGGGTACGGCCGCTGGGACTATCACCTCAAAGTCTCGGCAATCAGTAACGCACAAACAGCGAACCCCGGCTCCGTTGCGGCCCTCGAAGACGACCTCGAGGCTCTCGCCGCCTGGGCCGGCCCTCTCGCCGTGGATCTCAACATCGGCCCCGCCCGTTTCGGTGATGCCACCGTGTACGCCGTGGGCCTCTCAATCCTTGTCCCCGTCACCATTCCCCCACTCTCTTAGGAGAAACCATGCCAGCACCGACCCTCATCTCATCCCTGACGCTCTCACTCGAGAACGTCGACTACGAATGCCAACTCTCAAACGCACGCATTGAGACCGGCAACTCCGAAACCACCGTCAAGACGTTTTGCGGCAACTACACATCAAACGACGAGACCTACGCCCTCATCCTCGAGGGGTACCAGGACTGGGGCTCCGTCGACTCCCTCTGTGACCTCCTGTGGGCATCGGCAGAAGCCGAGGCAACCCTCACGGTCCTGATGACAATCGGCGAAGTTGACTTCACTTGTGAAGCGTCCGGCCGTAAGCCTCCAACGGGCGGCGCCGCCGGCGACCCTCTGAACTTCACCATCACCCTGCCAATCCAGGGCGCGATTACGAAGGCGTGAGGTTGTGTCGGCCTCCGGAATCACCGTCAGCGGAGGCCGAGAACTCCGCAAAGCGTTACGGAAGGCCGAAGGCGACCTCGACGACCTCAAGGACACTCACGCCCGGGTAGCGGCCATAGTCGCCGAAGCGGCTCGAGCCTCTGCCCCCGTGAGGTCCGGGAAACTTGCCGCAACGGTCCGACCCAACGCCGGCCAACGGTACGCGCGGGTTTCGATCGGTAACAACCGAAAAACGAGAAACGGTGTCCCCTACGCCGGCCCTATCCACTGGGGCTGGCCTACGGGGTCAGCGAAACTCCCGAAGAAACTCCGCCAGGTCACCGGCCGGGAATGGTTTATCGCCCCAAACCCTTTCGTTATCGACGCCGCACAACGCACCGAGTCCACCTGGACACGTGTCTACCTCGACGCCGTGGACGACATCGTCGACAAGATCGGCCGAACATCCAACGGAACAGGCCCCTAAGTCATGGCAAAACCCGCAACCCTAAAAGTCGACATCGTCTCCGACAGTCGACAGGCACGCTCCGACCTCGACTCGTTCTCCGGCAAGGTCGCCGGGTTCACCGCCGGGATCACATCGGCCGTCACCGGTTTCGCCATTGACAAAATCGCAGAAATCGCGACGACCGCCGGACAGCAGCTCGTAGACGGAGTCCAAAAGGCCGCCTCCCTTTCCGCCGCCCTCGGAACTCTTTCCTACAATTACGGCGAAGCGGCGAAAACGATCGAAACGTTCGCCGAGTCAGCGGCCACCTCTTTCGGCCTCTCGAAACTCGCCGCCGTCGACGCCGCCAACCGATTCTCGGTTTATGCGAAAGCAATCAAACTCACCGGCACAGAGGCCGCCTCGTTCTCAGTGGATCTCACGAAACTGGCCGGCAACCTCGGAGCGTTCGCCGACCTCCCAACAGAAGACGCGATCAACTCAATCGGGTCAGCGTTCCGAGGCGAACGAGACCCCATTGAGAAATACGGCATTCTCCTAAACGATGCCAGCGTAAAGGCCGGCCTCTTTCGCCGCACAGGCGAACAGGTAACCGGCACCCTCACCACCCAGCAGAACATTCTCGGAACCCTCCAGGTACTCCAGGAAAAGGGAATCGAGATCGGCGATGCCTACGGCCGAGAGCAAGAGCAACTCGGAAACAAAACCAAAAACGCCTCCGCCCAATTCGAAAACATGAAAGCGAAGATCGGCGAGTTCCTCCTCCCCGCCTTCACCTCAATAACCGACATACTTTCCACAAGGGTCCTCCCCACCCTGGAGACCTTCGTCGAAGCATTCCGGGTCGGAGGGTTCTCCGGCCTATTCGAGGAACTCGGAAAGAAATGGGAAGCGGCTCTCCCTGGTATCGACTCTTTCATCCAAGCCCTACCCGGACGAGTCACCCAATACCTGAACGAGAACCTCCCCGACTTCTCCGCCTGGACTGCCCAGGCCTCCAAATGGATTACCGACGCCATCCTGGGCACAGGCACAGAAGAGAACCCCGGTCTCTTAGTCCGTATGGCTCAACTAGGTCGAGGAATCTCCACCGCCGCCGAACAAAACCGCGACGGGTTCCGGTCGACTGGATCTCAAATCGGCGGCTACCTCGTCCAAGGTCTCGTCAACACCTTCACCTCGTACGTGTCCGACTCCCTCAAGAACTACTTCACAGTCGACAACCTGAAAACGATTATCTTTCAGGGCGGTAACCCTTTCAACATTGTCGGCCGCCTTATCGGTGAAACGATCATCGGCGGAATCCGAGACGTACTTGAGGGCCTAGCGGAGTGGATCTACAACACAATCTGGAACGCCGTGAAACGTGGAATCGGCGACGCGTTCGGAGGGTTCGGCGGACTCTTCGGCGGACTCCTGGGCCGTTCGGCAGCAATCGACGAGAACGCCATCCCTAAGAACCCCGGCTACATGGGTGGCACCGTCTTCAACGCAACAATCAACGTCTACGGCCCCCCAGGCGCCGACGGTGGCGACATCGCCTCCTGGATCGTCCGAGAACTACAAGAATGGGTCTCACGTAACGGGAAACCGGCGGGCCTCTGGTCATGAGCTACGCCCCGACCCTCGCCGTGAAACTCGCGGTCGGAGACTCCGACGGCTGGACCCTAAACTCCCCGACGCTCTCGCGCCTCACCGCCGGAAACCTCCTCGAGGGATACTTCGACCAATTCGTAGACCTGAAATGTCAGGTCGTCACCGCCTCCTGGCGTCGAGGAGCCCTTTCGGCCGGAGACTTCTATCTCCCGCAACCGGGCTACGTGTCTCTACGCCTATGGGACCCGGAACGAACCCTCGACCCCTCAAACTCGGCCGGACCATACTTCTCGAAACTTCGGGCCGGTCTGCCCTTACAACTCACCGCCACCACCTACGGGGGCAACCGTTACAACGTCTTCACCGGGTTCCTCTGGTCTCTTGTCTGGGAAGATCAGTTCGCCACCATTACCGGAACCGACATTCTCTCTCGACTCGCATCCGTCGACCTCCAGGCGACAACCTCCCAGGGCGCCGGAGACTCGGGAATCCAACGACTCGCACGGATCTTCCAATCGGCGAACCTTCAGGCTCCGATCTTTCAAACCTGCCTCGGCGGTCGCGTTATGGGGGCCACCACCCTCGCCGGGAACGCACTGAGCCAGGTACAAGAAGTAGTAGTCTCCGAGTTTGGTCTCCTCCTGGTCAACCCGGACGGCAACATCACCTACGGCCCCGAATGGTTCGCCGAATCCCGCCTCGAGACCGTTTCCACCCTCCTCAACGGAAACCCGGCCGCTATCACATCGGCGACCCGTCCCTCGATCGGTTTCGGCCAAGTCCGCAACTCAATCACCGCAACCGCC